AAGTGCTTTAAATGAATTAGTAAGAGAAGGTAAAGTTACTACAATGAGCAAAGCTAATAGAGTTGAATTAGGGCTAACGCAAGATGTAGAAAAGCTTATCCAACAGGCTAAAGATTTAATGCCTGATTTGAAAAGAGATGTAGACGCTATTAAAGTTTCTGAAAAGAATATAACTCAAGCAGGAAAACAAATAGATAAAAGAGAAGGGGTATTAAAAAAAGCTGAAGATAATTACACAAAGTATTTTAGATTATTAGATACTGCTGAAGATAATAGGAATACAGCTAGAAGGGAACTTAAAGAAACTGAAGGAACTTTAGAAAGCAATAAGAAAAGTGTTGACTTTTACAATAAAAGATTAGACAAAACAAAAGGGAAAGCTTCTAAAACAAGAAGTAGTTTAGAAAAGAAATTAGATGATTTAGAAAAAGCAGCAAAAAACTTAGACGTTAAAATACCTGCTACTAAAGAAGCTGCAAATATCTTAAAGAAATTGATACCATTATTGTAAAAACCAAACAGAACAACAACTATTCTATTATATATAGAACCTAAAAATTAAACTATGGATTTAAAGAATCAAATATTAGTAGCACTTGGACTTGACAAAGAAGTGTCTTTAGCTTGGCAAGCAAAATCAGAAGACGGAACTATTTTCGTTTCAACAGCTGAAGAATTAACTGAAGGTGTGGACGTAAGCGTTCTTACTGAGGACGGAACGACAATTTTATTACCCATCGGAACTTACAAGACAGATACAGGAGTAACTTTTGTTGTGAGTGAGGAAGGTATTGTGGATTCTGTAGCTGAAACGGAAACGGAAGAAGTAGTAGAAGAAGAATTAGCTGAAGATGACGGCAAAGAAGCCGACGTTGCCGACTGGCAGGGAATGGAGAAAAGAATCCAGAACTTAGAAGATGCTGTAGCTGATCTTAAAAGAGATAAAGACGGAGGTGATGACGAGGTTGAAGAAATGGCTGAAGAAGTAACAGAGCCTTCTACAAATCCTAAAACTATAACTACAAAAGAAGTAGTTGAGTTCTCAGCAGAAGACGAATTAACAAAGTTAAAAGCTGAAAATGATAAATTAAAGACTGAATTAGCAGAATCTCCTGCATCAGCACCTTTAGATACAAACAAATTTAGCGCAGAGAAAAAAGCTGTATCTAAATTAGACTATTCAAAAATGAGTAAGAACGAGAAGTTTTTACATAACTTATATAAATAATAACTAAAAAAAACAAACAAAATGGCGTTTACTACGACAAGCAATTTCGCAGGGAAGGCAGCTGGATTCTACATCTCAGCAGCTTTAAAACAAGCAGTATCACTTGACTATTTAACTTCAATAGAAAATATCAAGTTCAAATCTAACATCCAAAAAATGGATGCAACAGTTTCACCTATTGCAGCAGCAACGTGTGATTTCACAGGAGCAGGAACGCTTGCTTTAACTGAGAAGGTGTTAGAACCGGCTAATCTTCAAATTAACCTTGACTTATGTAAGGCAACTCTTTTAGATTCTTGGGAAGCGTTACAAATGAGAGCAGGAGCAGGCGCACCTCCTCCAGCATCTTTTGATGACTATGTAATCTCTTATATGGGAGATATTATCGGTCAAGCTACTGAAAATTCTATTTGGGCAGGTGTAGCGAATGCAGGTGGTGACTTTATCGGATTCACAGGAGCAGGAGCAGCAGGATGGTTAAGAAATGGAAATGACGCAACAGTTGTACAAGCAGTTTTAACAGGTGGTGCAGGTGTAGCTCCAACTGATGCAACTATTATTGCTGATATTCAAGCAGGATTAAATGCAGTACCGGCAGCAGTTATTGGTAAAGAAGATTTATATATCTACTTAAACCAAAAGAACTACCAATTATACATCCAAGCAATTTCTAAATTAGGTTACTTAAACGCTTACAATATGCAAGGTGATTACGTTCCAATGTTCAACGGAATCAAAGTAGCTGTAGTTAATGGATTACAAAATGCAGCAATCGTTATAGCTGAGAAATCAAATATGTTTTTCGGAACTGACCTTTTAAGTGACGCTACACGTATTAACTTGCTGGATATGAGCACGTTAGACGGAAGTGACAATATGAGAATGGTAGCTCGTTACTCAGCAGGAACTCAAACAGGAGTAGGAGCAGATATCGTACTTGTAGCTTAATAAATAAATAATACGGAAGTGAGGGGGTAAAACCCTTCACTCCCTTAACCTAAAAAAAAAAAATAAAATGGCTTGTACAGCACTAACAAAAGGTAGGGGACTCGACTGTAATAGAATCAGTGGAGGAATCAAATTTATTTATTTTGCAGTTTACGACCAAGTAACCTCTATACCACAAACAGCAGGAGAAGTAACAGACATTGAAATGGGTTCTGATGTACTTTACAGATACACTATGCCTTTAGGTGTGGCTTCTGCAACCGACACAATCGTAGGTTCACGTGAAAACGGGACGATTTACTATACTCCAACTTGTAATATCATACTTAACAGACTTACGAAGGAAGACCAAAATCAGATGAAATTATTAGGCGCAACCAAAACAATCGTTTTCGCTCAATTAAATCAAACACTAGCTAATGGGCACGATGTTATAATTGCTTTAGGAACTACAAACGGAATGGAACTTAATGCAGGTACTATGGACTCAGGAGCAGCGTGGGGTGACCGTAATGGTTACACTCTTACTTTCGACGGAATGGAAGCTTTACCTTTTCCAATGGTAGCAGACTACACTACAGTACCATTTGATAATTCAGCATTTACAATGGGAACAATAGTTACATCTTAATTTTCTTATCTGTTTTCTTATAATCTTAAAAGGGTAGCTTAATTGTTACCCTTTTTCTTTTAAAACACTACAGAACCAAATAGAAACAGACTTTTTCTATTATATAGTATGATACAAGCAATTACTGAAACAAACATAATAGCTTACATAAGCACAGAAGATAATAGAATAGATACGTCAGTAGATTCTACACAGATTAGATACTTAGTTAAGTTTATCAATGACCTTGACGGTTCTATTGCTTATGCTTATCCTATTTCCTTAATATATAATAGATATACTGGAATGAGCTTTACGTATGCTATAAATCCTGATATGTATATAGGAGGTATAAATCTTTTACCTGCAGGACATTGGAAATATGAAGTTTATGAGGTAAGTTGGCTAGGAAGAGTTGCAGTTGCTTTAAACACCGCTCCTGCTACTGAAACAGATGTTTTACCTATAGCTAATACAAACGGAATAGTAAAAGGAATAGTTACTAAAGGAATACTTAACTTAACTGAAAAAGCAGGAACAGAGCAAGTACAATACACACAGCATTCAGAACCTTCAGGTACTAATACAATTTATTACGGACAATAAAAAATTAAAATGGATAAAATAATTTCAGTTGATTTAAGCACAAGTACAGCACCTTTAGTACAAGAAGTACGAGGTAAAGACTACATTGAATACGGAGATGTAAACGGACAATGGAGAAATCTCTATCCTCAGTTTTTAATTGACCTTTACTATTCAAGCTCAATAACGGCTGCTATCGTAAATGCGACTAGCGAAATGATTAGTGCTGAAGACTTAGTTATAACAGATGAAGATGATAGAGATGAGGAAGCAAGAGTAAAGCTTCAGAACTTTATGAATAATGCTAATGGTAATGAAACGCTTCACGAGGTATTAAAAAAGGTAGCATTTGACTTTAAACTTCAGGGAGCTTTTGCTCTTAATATAGTATGGTCAAAAGACAGAACACAAATCGCTGAAATCTATCATATCCCTGTAGAAAAAATTAGATGCGAACGTCCTGATGAATTTGGAAAAACTAACGGCTACTATGTATCAGGAGATTGGTCAAATACAAGAAGTAACAAGCCTTATAGAGTTCCTGCTTTTAATGTCAATGACAGGACTTCACCAAATCAAATATTATACACAGGGCTTTACAGTCCTAATATGAATTCCTATTATACTCCTGATTACGTTAGTTGCAACAATTGGGCTTTAATTGATTCTAAAGTTTCTGAGTTTCATTTGAATAATATATCTAACGGATTTACAGGTTCTTTTATGATTAGCTTTGCGAACGGTATACCGACAGCAGAAGAAAGAAGACAGATAGAACAAAGCTTAGAGGCTAAATTTACATCAGAAAAAAATGCAGGAAAATTCGTTTTGACGTTCTCAGATGACAAGACAAGAGTACCTGAAATAACTTCTATTAGTCCTTCAGATTTGGACAAACAATTTTTAGCACTCCAAGAACTACTTACTAGCAACATCCTCTCAGGCCATAGGGTGACTTCTAAGACACTTATGGGCTTGGATAGTGCTAATGGGTTCTCAAGCAATGCAGACGAGCTTTTAAATGCTTCTAATTTTTACCTCAATACTGTAGTAATGCCGTTCCAAAATCAAATCTTAAAAGTATTGCACAAGATATTTCAGGTAAATAATATGGATATGCCTGTTCAGTTTGTACAACTTAAACCAATTACAATACAATTTGATTCTGCAACGATTAGAGATGTTATGACTCAGGACGAAATAAGAGAAGAAATTGGATTACCACCTTTAGAGGTTGAAGAAGAAACTCTAGACTTTGCTAAAGTTGGAATGATTGACGGCAAGCCTGTTTTTGATACTATAGAAGAAGCCTTAGCGAGTTCTAAGACTTTAGGGTGTGAAGGTTATCACGAACACGAATATGAAGGGAGAACGGTTTATATGGCTTGTGAAGGTCATACTGAAGCTACTGAGCTTTCTAAGTTCATTGAAGAATTTGGAGAAGATATGCCTGAAGATTGGGAATTAGTAGAAGAAGAAGTAGTAGACGGAGAACATAATGATTTTGACTTTGAAGAAACTTTAAATGAAATAGCAAATGAAAAGATTGAATTAGCTTCAACAGTTAGAGGAATACCTAGCCGTAAGTCTGAACAAGACGGAATCTCTAAAAAGTCTTTTGATTACTTTAGAGTAAGATATGTTTATGAAAAAGATGGTTTTCTTACTAATAAATCAGGCACGAGTAGAGATTTTTGTAGAAAAATGATGGGTGCTAAAAAGTTATATAGAAAAGAAGATATTATAAGAACAAAAAGCAACTCAGTAAATCCAGGATTTGGTCATAAGGGTAACAATTATAATTTATTTCTCTACAAAGGAGGTCCACAATGTTTCCATTTTTGGACTAGAAGAATTTTCAAAACTGTAATAGGTGAATCTAGGACTACTAAAATAGAAGATGCTGATTTAATTGGATATACTAAAGCAAGGTCAGAAGGATTTACAGCTAAGAAGAATGACAAGCTAGTAGCAATCCCACCAAGACGAATGAAAAATAACGGATATTACAACTAATTATGAGCTACATACTATTTATATCAGAAGCTAAACTAAAAGACTCTACAGCAATCAATTTAAATTGTGATGTTGACCTATTACTTCCGTTCGTACGTGAAGCACAGAAAATCTATGTGGAAACAGCTTTAGGCACAGACCTGAATCAAAAACTTAAAGACTTAATTGTAGCAGGTACTGTAGGTAATGTAGGTAATGAAGCCTACAAGACTTTACTAGACGATTACATAGGCGATATGCTCCCCTCGTATAGTCTTTATCACGCTTTTAATTATCTTAGGCACAAAGTAGAGAATGGAAATATCTATTCCAAAACATCAGAAACCGGAACGGCTTTAAGTACGGAAGAAGCTCAAAGCTTTAGGGAAGAAATTTTAAATACGGGAAGCTACTATCGTGAAAGGCTAATAGACTACATCCGTAATAATACAGCAAGTTTCCCTGAATATACGACCAATACGGGTGCTGACGTAAATCCTTCAAGAGAAAATTATTACAATAATATGAATCTTGAAAGACCTCAGCAGGGAACTAAACTTACTTTGAGAAACTTTCTAAATGCTTCTGATTAAATGAAGAAAAATTACAAGACAAAACCAATTAACATAACTAAATTAAAGACATACTTAAAAGATGCCAATAAAACAGATAGCAAAAGAAGTAGGGGAAGTGGTAGGAGTGAATGCAACAATACTAAGCGTAACTACATTCACAAATATTGAGGTAGCTTTAAAGATACTATTGTTAGTTGTATCTATAATATATACTGTAGATAAGTGGTGGTTTCATAAAAAAAACAGATGAAAAAAAGAAAACTAAACAGCTTGAATCCTAAGTACATAACTAAAATTACAGAAGATGTTAAAGTGCGTAAAGTTTTTATTAAAGAAGTTAAGGGAGTTAAAATCTATGCCACCTACTCAATCTAATTTGACTTCAATCAATCTACTTCTTATTAGAGATACATTCTCAGATAACTCTACAATAGGTGAGCTTTTTATAAATGGAGAAAGGTTTTGTGATACTTTAGAAAACCCGTGGATAAATAACAAGAAGAACGTAAGTTGTATTCCAAGAGGTGAATACAAAGTAAGACTTAGACTAGCAAGAGAATCAGCTACTAGGGATTATTTACATTTACTCGTGGAAGATGTAGAAAATAGAAGTTATATCTTATTCCATATAGGAAACACCCCTAAAGATACAAGCGGCTGCATTCTAGTAGGATTAGGCAGTCAACAGGACTTTGTTAGTAACTCTAGACTCGCTATGGACTTAGTTATGAAAGAAATACTTAATTTAGGCGGCACAAATATTAACTTAATAATCAAAAATAAATAATTATGAAAAAGTTTTTTCAAAAGTACCTTATCGGACAGATGTTAAAGTCTAAGAAATTTTGGTACGCAATCAGTTCAGTAGTAGTACCTGCTATTGTAACTTATTTAGGAGTAGACCAATCTACAGCTACAGAGTTATATCACGCTATTTTAGTTCTTATAGTAGGGCAAGGAATTGCTGATGTCGCTAAGAAATAATAGATACAGATTAAAGCCTAACGAGTTAGCAGTCATTCAGGAAATGAGGAAGTCAGAGGTTAGAAACATTCTAGTCATTGGCGACTTGCACGAACCTTTCTGTTTAGACGGCTATCTTGAGTGGTGTAAAGAACAATATAAAATCCATAATTGTAACCAAGTTATATTTATAGGCGATATTATTGATGCTCACGGATTCTCATATCACGAGCCAGATCCTGATGGTATGTCTTCAGGATTAGAACTTGAAACAGCTATTAAGAAAATTCAAAAGTGGTATGAAGCATTCCCTGAAGCAGACGTTATGATAGGTAATCACGATAGAATGGCTAGTCGTAAAGCTATGTCAGGAGGAATCCCAGCAGCTTGGATAAGGTCTTACAATGAAGTCTTAGGCACTCCTAATTGGAATTGGTGCGAATCAGTTATTTATGATGACGTACTTTACGAACACGGAGAAGGAGGACAAGCAGCAGCTAAGGCTAAGAACAATTTGATGTCTTCTGTTTGTGGTCATACTCATACCCTAGCTTACGTTCAATGGTTCGTAGGGAAACGCTTTAAAGTATTCGGAATGCAAGTTGGTTGTGGAGTGGATAGCTCAACTTATGCCGCAGCTTATGCTAAGAACTTTAAGAAACAAGCAATTTCTTGTAGTGTCGTTTTAAATAACGGAACTTTACCAATCAATCTTTTAATGCCTTTGTAGGTATACCCCTTTTCCGTTTTAGGCACTTTCTTTTCTTTTTAATACTAATATACTAGACAAGCTATAACGTTTGTCCTAGATGTAAACACCTTAATTGTTAATAACTTTGTAAATAAACTTGTTTATAATTGTGTGATTAACTAAAAAGCTGTATATTTGCAGTATAATAATTAACTAAAAAAAACACTATGAAAAATTTAATCAAAACACTTTTAGGAATAGCAGGACTTTACGGCTGCTTATATTTAATGCTAGGTACTCTTACCTTAGTAGAACTTTTTTTAGGACTAAGATAATGAATGAAATGACAAAAATAATTGACGAACTGATAGAGATTAAGGATAAATATATTAAAGTATTAGAAGACTCAATAGAATTAAAAGACGATTATATCAGACAACTAGAAAATAAATTAAAAAAAGAAAAAGAAAATGGTATTTAAATTAAAAGAAGCAAACACTAAGCAGGAAGCTATTGTAAGCCTGCTAGATGTACAAACTAATAAACCTGAGCTATTACCTAACAATACAGCATTAACTGAGGATGGGCTTAATCTATTGCCTTTTCAATTGGTTAGAGATTTATACATAAAAGTAAAAGATACTTATTATAATTCACTTGACTTTAATAACAAATTTTAAGATGACAATACAAGACGCAGAATACCTAGAATTTTCTACTTATGTAGATTATAACAAAGATTACTTTTCAAAGTTTATGGGCTATCAATTAGACAACAAGAAAGTCTTAGCTGAAGAATGGTTGTTAAAACCTCAGTTCAGTCCTGTAAGCGTGAAAAATTATGATAGAAAATCAGGACACTTTAATAATGACTTAGTTGAAAGCAGCAGGTCGTTAATAGTAATAGGAACAGAACTTCAGGTATATAGAAAATTTGAAGAAATGCTAAGGAATTATGGTTGGCAGCAGCAGGACAGTTGGGATCGAGAACTGAAGCCTGAATATTTAAAACACTATAAAGCAAATAATAATTCACCAATAATAATAAATTTAATATGACACCAATAGAAATGCCAATAGAAATTAAAGATGAGCTGATACACAAAAGAATGAATGATATCAATACATTCCAAGCTCACGAAAATGAAGTATATTTAAGAGGAACAGATGAATATGGAAAAGACTTTCAAATCTGTTTTGACTCTTATAACTTTTTAGAGTGGATAGACCCAGAGCAACTCGAATACATAAAAGAACAATTAGTTAAATACATAAAAAGTAAATAAATTTAATAGCTTTGCACAGAATTATAAACAAAAATAAATAATATGAAAACAGAAATTTTAAAAGAAAAGTACATCAAGTATGGACTAACAAAAGAAGATATATTTAAACATCAGCATTTTTTAATCATTACACGATCAGGAATAGATAAGATACAGGCTTTAGAAGGAATTACTATTGACTATGATGTTATCAATTGCGAAAAGGACTTTTGTGTAGTTAAAGCCAATGCAACAAAAGGTGAAGCGTTTATTCAAACATTCGGCTCAGCATTAAAAGGAGCAGGATTTAAAGATGGAAACTGTAATACATTTTACGTAATGGAGATGGCAGAGAAAAGAGCTATGTCAAGAGCAGTCCTAAAGCTTACAGGGTTTTACGAACTCGGAGTATTTGGTGAGGACGAATCAGAAAGTTTTAAAAAACAATAATTTAATTAAAAAAGACCTGCAAAAACAGGCACAATAAAAATGGAAGTAAAAGGAAAATTAGTAAAGAAGTTAGCTGTTGAATCAGGAGTTAGCAAATCAGGAAAAGAATGGAGGAAACAATCTATCTTAATTGATACAGGAGGAGAATTTAATAATGAAGTAGCAGTAAGTGCATTTGGTGATGAAAAGCTAAAACAAATGGATAAATTAGAAGTCGGTATGGAAGTGAAAATCTTATGTAATGTTTATTCAAGAGAATATAACGGTAGATACTTTCATAATATAGATGGTTACCACTTTGCAATTATGGGGAGTGAAGCACCTGCCCCTGTTCAGTCTGATGATTTGCCTTTTTAAGATGACACAAGAAGATAACTTTAAAAACTTATGCAACCTGACAACATCTTTGTTGGGCTTGCGTAAGGGTTCTCTAGGCTACAAAAGTAGAAAACAAGAGCTTCAGGTAGCTAGAACTATTGCAAGTGTGATAGCTAGAATAGAATATGAAATACCACACTCAACTATTGCTAAGGTAATAAATAGAGATAGAACTTTAATCTATCACTATGAAAAGAATCATAAGCATAATTATTCAACCTTTCCTAAATATAGAGATACATTTAATAAAGTCTTTAATGCTTTTCAATCTATAGAAGATTCTAAAAAATCCTTCTTTGATTTGCAACAGCTTAATGATTACTTAAGAAAGAATGATGTTGTTAATAGTGCAAAGCACCAAGTATCAATAAGAATTAAATCAGGTGAAGTAGGTACTGACATTAAAGTTTCTTATAGGAACTTCTATAATCAATTAGAAAATGTTAAGTTAGCCCTCCAAAACTTCAAATATGAAATTGAGATAATTACCTTATGAAAGAAAAGCCTAACTACTATGCTATAATTCCTGCTGAAGTCAGATACAGTAAAGCCTTAATACCAAATGCTAAATTACTTTATGCAGAGATAACAGCTTTGTGTAATATGAATGGTAAATGCACGGCTTCTACTGAATACTTTTGCAGACTGTATGAAGTTAGTAGGGTTTCAGTTCAGAAGTGGTTAAAGAATTTAGAAGACAATAATCATATTAAGCGTGTTAATATATATAAACAGGGTAGTAAAGAAATATTAACAAGGGTAATAACTTTGGTTAACACCCCTAGTAAAGAAAAGTTAATAGATAATACTAATATAAATATAACTAATACTAATCTTACAGATAGTAATAAAAAGGCTCTCTTTAAAAAACCTAGTTTAGTTGAAGTTAAAAATTATTGTATCTTACGCAAAAATAATATAGAAGCAGAATCATTTATAGACTTCTATGAAAGCAAAGATTGGTTAATAGGTAAAAATAAAATGAAGGATTGGAAAGCCTGTGTTAGGACTTGGGAAAGTAGAGAAAAGAAGAAACCAAAAACAATGTCAAAAATAGATATGCAATTAAATGAATACTTAAAAGGAAAAGAATACTTATGAAATTATTAAAAAATGAAAACCTAAAAGAACTTACTGAAAAAGTTTATGATTTACTTACTACAACCAAAATAGAAATAGGACATAATACAGATGGTAAAACCTTAGCAAGTCTAAGTAATATATTTGCAGCAGACTTAATAAAGGAAAAGCGTTTCGGTAATATGACTTGGAATCAAGTATTAGATGCCTTTCATATTGGCGTAAGATTCGGAAAGGATGAACCATTCTTAAACATCAGAACATTTTATAAATGGGTTTGGGCACATAAAAAAAATAATATAGATCCTGCAACTTATGAAGTACATACTTTGTATAAAGATCCAAAAGAAGTACCATATTATCAACCACCAATAAAACTATTAAAATGAAAAAAGAAAAATTGTACGACCCTGAAAAGACAGGAAGTTTTATAATGATGTTCGGATTTAAGCAACCATCAGTTTACCGACCTAATAAGTGGGTATCAATTAGAAAGACTAAATTAACCAAAACTAAATAAAATGAAAACAGAATTATCAAACATTAAAGAAGTAGACAAAGTAATAGAAGAAATATTAGAGCAAGAAGAAATTCAGTACACTTGCTGCAATAATGAAATAACAGATGATATCAAAGATGTAGGGCTTTGTCCTACTTGCTTAGAACATTTAGGATGAAAACAAAAGACAAAGTAAAGTATTGGTTAGATAGATATCCTAGTTTAAAAGATAATGACAATAGATTATGCTCTAATATTTGGTCATCAGAAATGGCAGAATTAGATTATGGGGATATAGTTATTCCTGCATTTGAATTTCTAAGACTATATTCTAATAATAAATTAACATCAGCACCAAGCATAAAACGAGCTAGGGCAAAACTTCAGGAAGAAGAACCTAAATACAGAGGGGAGAAATATAACCTAAGGAAAGGAATATTGCAAGACAAATGGAGAAAAGACTTAGGATATGAAAATTAGTAACGAATGCAATATGAAGTTAATGTCAAGGTATGAAGACAATCATTTTGACTTAGCAATAGTAGACCCTCCTTATGGTATTGACTTAGCTAATATGAATATGGGTGCAGGAACGGGAAAAAAACACACAAAGATTGAGAATAGAAAGTGGAAGTCAAAAGATTGGGATAAAGAAACACCAACACAAGAATACTTTAATGAATTAAAAAGAGTTTCAAAAAACCAAATTATTTGGGGTGGCAATTACTTTGAGCTTGGTGTTTGTTATGGTTTTTGCATTTGGAATAAAGAAAGTCCTGAAGGTATGAGTTTTTCGGATTGCGAATTTGCTTGGCACTCATTTAAGAAAGTAGCTAAGATGTTTAGTTATTCTACATATAAAGGTAAAGGAGAAAAGATACATCCAACACAAAAGCCTGTTAAGCTTTATGAATGGCTTATAATGAATTATGCAAAAGAGGGAGATAAGATTTTAGATACTCACTTAGGCTCAGGCTCTATTGCTATTGCTTGTCATAATCTTAAATTTGATTTAACAGCTTGCGAATTAGATAAGGAATATTTTGATTCAGCAATGAAAAGAATAAAAATACACCAACAACAAATACAAATGTTTTAATGAAAAAGACAGTAAGTAAATTAAAAAAAGAACTAGATAAGTGGTTCAGTCTTTATATAAGACTCAGGGAAGCTAACGAATACGGAATGATTCAATGCTTCACTTGTGGAATAGTCAGAGGGTATAAGGACGGAATGCAGAACGGTCATTTTCAAAGTAGGAAACATTTATCAACACGCTTTGATGAGGAAAATTGCCAAGTACAATGTGTAAAATGTAACGTCTATTCTTGGGGGGAACAATATAAATTTAGCCTAGCGTTAGACAAAAAATATGGAGAAGGAAAATCTGAAGAATTACAGGTTTTAGCTCGTACAACTTTAAAGATTTCGAGAGTAGAATATGAAGAAAAGATAAGTTATTACAAATCACTTGTTAAAAACTTAAAAGAAGAAAAAGAAATTGAGTAACATTTTTCATATCTTTGGCGTATGACAGAACCAATTTATTCAAGTGCTGAACACAGAGCAATAATAGAAGCTTACTTAGAAATGTGTATGGAGTTTGCAAAAGAGCTGTCAACTAAAAGCAGGTACGAAGGATATTTAGAAGTTGTAGATGTAGTTTTGGAATACCATAACGGATATGGAACAGGATTAAAAGAGAATAACTATTGGGACTGGGTAATGATAATACCTATCAATGTTTCAGTAGCAACAAATGGATTCTTTGCAGGAATAGAAACTAAAGGAAATAGAGCAGTTATAAGGTCGTATAAACTAATACTAGAAGAAGTAGTACAGCAGGTTGCAGACAAGATTGATAAAATGGAAGTTATAAATGACTGAGGTATATTTAGAAATATCAAAGCTATCAGATAAGTTTAGGACTATGGCTTATGGTTTAACCTCTGATGAGAATGAAGTTAATGAAGCAGTTCAGGAACTTATGATTTATCTACTTCAGATGAATCCTATAACTTTGAAAGCTATTTACGATAATGACGGAATAGATGGGGTAACAAGATACGGAGCAGTAGCATTAAGGCGAGCATTAACAAGTCCTAGAAGTAATTACTATTATAAGTACAGAAAGTATTATACACATATTGATAGCCTTACAAGCTCAATTACATATGATGTTGTAGATTCAGGCGAGATAATACCTTCTAAGCACCTTTACAACCTCCCTAATGAAGTAGTAGACAGTTACCAATGGACTAGCCTTGAAAAGATAGACGAAGCCTTAGAAAGCTTTACTTGGTATGATAGAAAAATATTTGAATTATACTATTATGAAGAAGGAAATACTTTAGATAGTTTAGCAGCAAAGACAGGAATAAGTAGAAACAGTTTATTCACTACAATAGACAAAGTAAGGGTACAGCTAAAAAATATGCTAAATGAATAAGTTCTTTGTACCTCAGAAAGTTTATGAAGATAGGATAGCTATTTGTAAGGGTTGTGTTTACTATTCAAGTCTATTAGGAAATTGTAAAATTTGCACCTGCTTTATGAAAGTGAAAGCACGAATAGCACCTATGGCTTGTCCTCAGAAATATTGGGATAAAACAACAGAGGTAGAAGTTAGAACAGATATACCTGAAGAAATAATAGCAGAGATAATTGCTTTGTGGCCTGACTTAAAAACAGGAAGAGCTAAAGACCAAACGGCAAAAAAATCTATGATTGAGATATACAACGTATTGCATAACACGAACTACTCAACAGGAACAAATTGCGGCTCTTGTATAGCAGCTTGCTTTGATGGAATAAAAAAGATATACAAAGAATACTCTAAGGACTAATAATAATAAATATAGGGTAAGACCTACAAAAGCGTTTATTTCACCTAGAGTAGTAGAGGGGGGGTGTGGTTACCTCCCCAATACAATAAACTAAAACAATAGATATGAATAAAAACATAGTAGTAATATGGCCGAACTAGAAAGAACGTACAAGACAATTAAAAGTATATTGAAACATCACATTAAGAATAATGTAAAATCCTTATGGACTTGGAAGGACGATAATTTTACCTGCATCTATGAGAATTATTCAGGGGATGACAGAATATATACAAGTAACCAACTTTTAAAACTAATAACAAAATGATAATATTTACAGTACTTGGAATCATAACAGCAATTACATTTTTCCTAATTTGCCTTATGGCTATCTTAGAAGCAAAATCAAAAAGAATAAAGAAAGAAAAAATACTTTGGAATATGGATAAAGTAGAAACTAGAACAGGAGGACTAGAAAACGATAGGCTAAATGAAAGACAATAGAATACCTAGCTACTACATAGGTACTAATGGATATGAAGCTAGAAAAGTTGTAGACGGCTTTGAATTATCTTACAATGTCGGCACGGCTGTTACTTACTTACTCAGAGCAGAAAGGAAACATAAGAGTCCTATTGAGTGCATACAGAAAGCAATCAATCATTTAGAGTTTGAACTTGATAAACTAAAGAAATGACAGACTTACGTCTTGGTGATTGCTTAGAAGTTATGAAGACTATTCCTGATGGAAGTATTGACGCTATTGTAACAGATCCACCATATGGAACAACAGCCTGTAAGTGGGATTCTGTAATTGATTTTGATTTAATGTGGGAACAACTCAATAGAATAATAAAACCTAATGGAGCAATAGTTTTATTTGGAAGTGAGCCTTTTAGTAGTGCTTTAAGAATTAGTAATATTAAAAACTATAAATATGACTGGAAATGGCAAAAAACAAAGCCAACTAATATGTTGAATGCTTCAATACAACCAATGAGAGATAGTGAAGATATTATGATTTTTTACAAGAAACAATGTTTGTACAATCCACAAAAAAGTATAAATCCTAAAGGTGCAGAAAAAAGAGGGTTAAGTCCTTATAATAATTCAAATAGTGGAAAACATACAGCAGGTGTTTCAAAAGTAAAAACAAGTAAGCATTATGAAGCCGATAAGTTACAACCAAGAACTATTATAAAATTTAAAAAAGACTATAAAGTTATTCACCCAACACAAAAACCTGTATTATTGATGGAATATCTTATAAAAACTTACACAAACGAAAATGAAACTGTATTGGATTTTACAATGGGTAGTGGAAGTACTGGAGTGGCTGCAAAGAATCTTAACAGAAACTTTATAGGTATCGAGCAAGACGAAAACTATTTTAAGATTGCAGAACAAAGAATAAAAGAAACCGAATATAAATTATTTTAATATGACACTATATACTTGCGAATGTAATAAGACTAAAGAAATAGGGAAGGCTACAATAGTACACAGAGATGGTAAATGGGTAACTAAGGAAGCGGTCTGTGAATGCGGTAAGTGGATGGATTGCGAGCCAACTGAAGGAATGCCAAGTCTTAAAAGAACAGAACCAAGCCTAAGTAAGAACAGAGATAAGCTATGGGCAGGAGCTAAAGAAAAGCTAGTAGGCGAAAGGGGAATCAATGAATCTTTTGATTAATGAAAGAACATAAATATAAATATGAATGGACGTTAAAAGACGCTAACTTTACAAAAGATAAAGGTACTGTGTTTAGTTGTTTTGCTTGTGGTGGTGGTTCTACAATGGGTTATAAGTTAGCAGGATTTGATGTATTAGGTTGTAACGAAATAGACCCAAAAATGATTGAAGCCTATAAAGTTAATCACGAACCTAAGTACGCTTATTTAGAACCTATACAAACTTTTAAACTTAGAAAAGATTTACCTAAAGAATTATACAATTTAGATATATTAGACGGCTCTCCACCTTGTAGCAGTTTTTCAATGGCAGGAAATAGGGAAAAAGATTGGGGAAAAGAAAAGAAATTTAGAGAAGGGCAAGCTGAACAGGTTTTAGATAACTTATTTTTTGACTTTATAGACTTAGCAAAAGAATTACAACCTAAAGTAATAGTTGCTGAAAATGTAAGTGGATTAATGATGGGTACAGCTAAAGAATATGTGAAACGTATTTATAAAGAATTTAAAGAAGCTGGTTATCAATTAAGAATTGAACCCTATTTACTAGACGCTAGTAAAATGGGTGTACCTCAAAGACGTAAAAGAGTGTTTTTTGTAGCTTTACGGAATGATTTAGCACCTAATTTTATGGAACAAGTAGATATGTTTCAAGAAGCACCTAAATTAGATTTGAATTTTAATGAAAAAGAAATTTTTTGGGATAAATTTGAAGATAAAAAAGATATAACACCAACCCTAACAAGTGATAGAGCTTTGTTTTTATGGGAGGGAATAAAACAAGGTCAAACATTTGCTGACCACCCCGATAGTAATTCGGGTTTTGGAGCTTATAAGTTAGAAAGAAACAGGGCGCTTCCAACAATTACAAGCGTTTTTCGTCCAAATTCGGGTACTGGATTATTACACCCAGAAATCCCTAGAATATTAAATAAATACGAATATTGTTGCGGTGGAAGTTACCCACAAGATTATAATTTTTTAAGCAATAAATATGGTTACTTAATAGGAATGAGTGTACCACCAGTAATGACAGCACAAATAGCAAGTAGGATTTACGAGCAATGGTTAAGTAAGATATGAAGTTTGTAATAAAAGACAATAGAGATAAGCAAAGCCTATTCAGTTACCTAAAGGAATTAGATAACGACTACATAGTTAGTGTAAAGAAACAAAGAAACACAAGAAGCAATATGCAGAATAGTTACTATTGGAAATGTATCGTTCAAGGACTAGCAGAAGAACTAGGATATTTCCCTGATGAAATGCACGATGTACTAAGAGCTAAGTTCTTATCTGAATATGAAATGATAAGTATTAACGATAACCAAATAGCATTAAATAAAATAGGAAGTACAACAGCTTTAAACACTAAAGCCTTTGAAGTATATACAGAACAAATAAGACTATGGGCTATAACTGACTTAGGCATAAGACTTATGCTGCCAAATGAATACGAGTAATTTCTATTATATAATATGGAAACAGAACAAAAGAGGACACAGGAGGGCAAAAAGAAGCTACTAGCAGCACTAGAGATGTCACTAGGTATAGTAACTGAAGCTTGTGAGAAAGCGGAGATAACAAGAAGCAGACATTACGCTTGGATGCAAAGTGATGAAGAATACAAGAAAGCAGTTGATGACATTGATAGTAAGTTTATTGACTTTGCTGAAACAAGTTTAAAGAAACAAATCAAGGAAGGCAATACAACAGCGACTACTTTTTTTCTAAGAACAAGAGGACGTAAGCGAGGATATAATGAGAAGCAAGAAATAGACTTAACTTCAGGAGATGAAAGAATTAAAATAAATATAAATCTTGGTGATTAAACCTGACTTATTAGAAATCAATCCTCAATTTACACCGAAACAAAAGGAATGCTTAAAGTATCTATTTGACGATAAGACTAAAGAGGTTTTATTTGGAGGAGCAGCAGGAGGAGGAAAGTCTTGGGTAGGTTGTAGTTACTTAATTACTATGTGCCTTCAATATCCTAAGACTAGATACTTGATGGGAAGGTCAAAGTTAGACGCTTTAAAAAAGACTACACTAAATACATTTTTTGAAGTGTGTACTGAGTGGAACTTAAAAGCTATTAAGGATTACACGTTTAACGGCTCTAGTAATGTGATAACCTTTTACAATGGTTCTGAGATAATTCTTAAGGACTTATTCCTTTACCCTTCAGACAGGAACTTTGATAGCTTAGGTTCACTTGAAATAACAGGAGCTTTTATTGATGAAGCAAATCAGATAACTGAAAAGGCTAAAAATGTAGTAGCATCAAGACTTAGATACAAGCTAGACGAGAACGGCTTAATACCTAAGATGCTTATGACTTGTAATCCTGCAAAAAACTGGGTGTACTCAGAGTATTACAGACCTGCTCAAGACAATACAATAAAGCATTACAGAAAGTTTATACAGTCTTTAGTGATAGATAACAACTACATCTCTAAGCACTATGAAACTCAGCTATCTCAATTAGATGAATTAAGTAAGCAAAGACTTCTATTTGGTAATTGGGAGTATGACGCAACAGCTGATAGCTTAATAGATTACAATTCTATTATGAGTATGTTCAGTCAGAAAGGAATAGAAGGTGATAAATACATAACTTGTGATGTAGCACGATTTGGAAGCGATAAGACAGTTATAATGCTTTGGCAAGGGTTACACATTGGATACATAAGAACTATCCTTAAATCGGCTGTAAATGAGGTTGTGGACGAGATTAAGAAACTACAACAAGAGAATGAAGTAAATCTTAGGAATATCATAGTAGATGAGGACGGAGTCGGTGGTGGTGTAAAAGATTACTTAAGATGTCAAGGATTTACAAATAATGCTAGACCTATA